TATTGCTGTATAATGCTTGAGCACCAAAAGCGTCTAAGTTGTGTGTTGATGAATATCCAGCTTGATACCCGACCGCTGTTGACTTATTAGCGTCACCCGAAGACGACATACTATATAAAGACTGATACCCAACCGCTACGTTGTTACTCGAGGTGGTGTTACCGCGAAGCGCTTGACTCCCATGCGCGGTATTAAAAGCACCTGTCGTGTTCGTAAATAATGCCTGATAACCAGTTGCTACGTTGTCATTGCCAGTAGTGCTGTTTGCTAGAGCATATGCACCGAGAGCAGTTCCTGCTGCTCCTGTCGTGTTATCGTGAAGAGCCTCATATCCAACAGCAGTGTTGTGGTTTGCGGTGGTGTTGGAGTAGAGTGATTTCCACCCCAAAGCAGTATTGTTAGCACCAGTGGTATTGGTCAACATACTAGCTCTGCCGATTGCTGTGTTATAGCTTGCAGTAGTGTTATTGGTTAAGGCTCTTTCGCCAACAGCTACAAGCTCACGCCCTGTAGTATTGTCGAGTGCCGCCTGATAACCAATAGCTACGTTTTCGGGTGCGGTGGTGTTTGATCGTAAAGCATCTCCCCCTACTGCCGTATTATTAGCCCCAGTAGAGTTTAAACCTAATGAATCTACACCAACCGCTGTGTTATTATTTGCCGTTGTTGTACTAGACAAAGAAAAATACCCTACTGAGGTGTTTCCGTCACCAGTAGTAATTGCATCACCCGACCTGTTTCCAAAAGCAGAGTTTTGAGTTCCTGATGTATTTGCTGATAAAGCGTTGTACCCCACCCCTGTATTAGCACTAGCAGTGGTTATAGAATCACCAGTAGCATAGCCTACAAAAGTATTCTCATCTCCAGTGGTGATCGCAGTACCCGCAAGTCCCCCTATAGCAGTATTGTAGTTACCACCACTTTCCACACTATCTAGTGCAGTATCACCCAACGCCACGTTGCCTGTACCAGTGGGGTAGTTGCCGTCGAGCTTGATTGTGCCGCCGTCTACAACAAGACTATCACTAGTTATTGTACCGTTAACATCCGCTGCTGTAGTAGACAACACAACTGCTTTATTTCCGATATAACCAGCCATTATGTTTGCTCCAGAACCGATGCGATAGCATCACAACTACTTGCTGTGTCCGATGTAACTACAATAGTATCTGTAGTTTCTAAGATAATCTTACCGTCTAAGACAGACAAACCACTGCCTGATGGTATTGGCGCTGACTTAACAATGTAAACACCAGCTACTTGAACGTCTACTAAGATTTGAGAGGCTGTTCTATTGGCTAAATTACACCCAATCATAACAGCTGTTGTTGAAGAAGGCACGGTATATACAGTTGTAGCAGACGTACCTACCGATGCGCTTGTATAGTTTTTAAAAGTATTAGCCATTTGTTAGTTCTCCTTACCCAAGGGCTATCGCCAGAGCAAGGGCGGTACCTGCTTGGTCTACGTCTAGATTAGTTCTTGCATTAGCCGCTGTTGATGCGCCAGTACCACCTAAGGTTACAGGCAAGTCACTTGTTGAAGTAATATCATCTAACTCTAGTGTTGTTGATGTACTCACATTTAAGGTTGTTACAGAAGCAGCTGCAGCTGTAGCACCGCCTATAACTACGTTGTCAGCTGTACCTCCATTAATATCTGCTGTTGTCAATACTGCAGAAGGTATTGTAATAACACCTGTTGAGTTAGCTATTGTAGCAGCCACTGTACCATCGTTTGCAGATATCGATGCAGTTTCAATATCAGTAGCATTAACTACATCATCTTTTAAAAGAACACTATCAATAGTTACACCAGACCCTGAGGTAGTCTCGTCAATAGTGTTTGTAGTAATCTTTTGACCACTAGCTACTGCAATGTCGTTAGATCCTGTAGTATTTCCATTAGCTAGTACTTCTGATAGTTCATTGTTAGAATCAACCTGACTATCTACATAAGCCTTAATAGACTGTTGTGTAGCTAGGCTAGTGTTACTATCTGAAGCCATGTTGTCTTCATCTAGAATACCTGTAACTGTCGTTGTACCAGCTATAGTCAAATTAGTATTAGCTGTTAAAGTAGTAGTTGTAGCTGCAGCTGCAGTAGATCCACCTACTACAACATTGTCAAGGGTACCACCGTCTATATTAGCTGTAGTAAAGGAAGCGGCTGCAGGAGTAGAAGCGCCGATAGTAACACCGTCAAGAGTACCACCATTAATATCTGCAGTAGTAAGAACAGCAGAAGCTACAGTCATAATACCTGTTGAGTCTGCAATAGTAGCCGAGGCAGTACCATCTTTAGCTTTTACATTTGTAACCTCAAGGTTAGTTGAGTCAACAGTAGTAGCATTCACGGTTGTAGCTGTTGCTGTTGTAAAAGTACCAGCAGCTGCAGATGAACCACCAATAACTATACCATCAATTGCACCGCCATTAAGATCTACAGTAGAAGCTGTTACTGTAGTAAACGTACCTGCAGCTGGGGTAGAACCACCAATAACAGTGCCGTCTACCGTACCACCGTTAAGGTCTACTGTAGTGACTGTACCTAAGTCACTCCAAGTACCTGTGAGTGCTCCACCACCATTTGCATTAAGTGATGTAAAGGTACCAGCTGCAGCTGTAGAGCCACCAATAATAGTACCGTCTATAGTACCTCCATTAATGTCTACTGTAGTGACTGTACCTAGATTAGAGACAGTAGCTCCAGAAAAGTTAGCAGAGCTAGTAACAGTTAAGGCACCTACACTAGCTGCGTCTGTAGTAACTGTTCCATCAAAGTAAGCATCTTTAAACTCTAGAGAAGAAGTACCTAAGTCTATATCATTAGTTGTTACAGGTACAATAGAACCATCTTGTATTCTAACCTGTTCTACAGCGCTAGAAGAAACATCGACAAAGAACTTAATTAAGTCATTAGTGGTGTCAATTGTTATTTTATTTAGAGGTGTAACTAAACCAGCATCACCAATAAGACCAATAACAGGTCCTTCAGCGACTGTCCCATTGTGGGCGTGTCCTGTCTCACGGTGAAAAGCATTTACTAGTTGGTCAAACTCATTAGAAGAGTCTGATGCTTGTATAACGTCACCATCTGTGTAGGTACTCTGGCGTGTGTAACTTGCCATGTTTCTCTCCCTAGCGTCTTGCCGCTGCTGTAAATTCTAATTGAAAGCCTTTTAGTGAGTAAGGAAAAGACACCCCATTGTCTACTACCCTTAAAGCTACTGAAAAACCTGATCCCTCAACAGGTTGTCTAATCAATGGATCCGATTGACCACCATAAGTAGATTGACCATACAAACCACTTCCGTATAAAGCTACAACTTGACTTGAATCAAAAGGATAAGCGTCGGGTCTAGCTGAGTCAGGGCTTTCATAGTCATACCTTAGAAATAACTGTGAATTAAGAACCCCCTCGGGTGCATAGTTAATAATAACACGTTGAAAAGCTTTACGGATACCAGCATCTCCTGCTGTAATGTCTGTACTACGATAACGTCCAATAATTGTAGTTCCATCAAAGGTGTTGCCTTGTTGATCTTGGTACACGTACCCGTCGTAACCACCCATTATATTAAAGTAACTACCTTGAAATTCACCAGTATCACTAGAATACATTTTTAAACCTTTAGTTGTAGCAAACTCGTAGCCACTAGGTTTAAGACTGCAGATTATACCTTCAGTGTATATATCTCTTTCTGCTGTACTACCAAGTATAAGTCTATACTGAGTTTTGTTAGGAATAACGTATGACTCAAATTCGTCAACATCTCCTCTATCTTTAAATAATTCTTGAATAGGACTTGAGATAGAACTAAGATTAACGTCACCAATCTTTTCTGTACCAGCAATAGTACGAAGACCATCAGGTCCTAAGAATATAACATCACCAGCAAACTCTTTAATAGTCCATCCATTCCTACAACCAATTTCTCTTGTAATTGGAGTAAGTTGAAAGTCTGATTGAGAACTACCTGTCAAACGATAAATTCTATTAGCTGAGAAAATGTAAAGGTTATCCCTAAAAACTATCATCCCAGTTACAGGAGCATCAATTGCAAAACTACCTGCTCCATTTGCTACACTAAAATCGTTTATAGTTAAAGGTGCTGTAAAAACAATTTCTTCTGGATTGTTTGACATTCCTGCATAAAACCCAGTGTTTTTAAATACAGCAATAAATTTAGGATCAGCTGGAGCGTTTGTACCATTAATGTCTGTTATCGAAGATCCATTCCAGTACGAAGCATGATTAGCTCCATCTGCAAAAGCAAGTAAGTCTTCACCTGTGTAGTCAAATCTAGTGTGCGTATATTTCTTTGCGTTTGTTCTACCAGAATCAATAGAAGTCCATGTCTGTTGAATTGCAAGGTTATCAGCATGTGAAGCAGCTGAAGTACTGTTAGCGCCTCTAGTACACCCTGTAAATGCAGTAGTTGTTAATCCTGTATATGTTATTTGCTCAGTACCTACAAGGATTGTACCAGTCGTTGAAAAACCAGTAGTACTATCAACCGTTACTGTAGTAACACTTGCATTAATAGCTCCATCTAAACTATTAGTCTGAGCTGAAGATCTATAGATAGCTGAACCACGAGCACCTATTACTTCTCCTGAGTAGAAAGCACACATAAGAATAGGTTCATCATCATCTGACGCTGTAAATGGAATCTTTTGAGAAGTCCATTTAGTGTACCCATCTATTCTTCTGTAGCCACCTGAAGTATCTGGCTCAAAGTTTTGTAACTCAAGGGCAGCACCAGGTGGTACCTCAAAGTTAGACTTATCTAAAATTAAGCCACCTTGTAATGGGAATATAAAAGGAGAAAGACCAGTTGTATCAGCCATATTGCTTTTTCTCTTTTAAGAAACTGAAGGAAATACAGATGTACTTACACCTGGGCCAGAAAGTACAGTTGAACGTATGTACTTAAAACGATTAACAAGATTAGTTTGCATCTGTGTAATACCGCTATTAAATCTAGACCAGTTTGCTTGGTATTGCTCTAGCTCACCTCTATACTGGTAAGCATAAGATGTAGCACCATCTGCAATAACTGGACGGTATAGCTCAGGTATGTCAGGTACATCTGATGCTTCTGACAGAGCTACTGTTGAAGCGTAATACTCAAACTTTAATGTATAAGCTTTATCTGGGTAAGGGTATAAAAGATAGTTATTATCAGGAGTACGTACAATCATTCTAGGTTCACCACCTTGAACAGTTGCATCATCTTCTTGATCTATAAATCTGTCTACATA